GTATATATATGGGAGCCTTTGCCGGAGGCGCTTTTTTGAAGGGACCCGCCCACCCAGAGTACAAATAAAAAAAAGGGCCGATGCGAGTCCCCCACCCGCACCGGCTTTACGTGTTACTATTTCCAGGTTTTATAAATTAATCAGTACCTATATCTTCTCGTCTAGTAGGCGTACCCAGTCTAACACAAATTTGAAGTCGCCTCCAACGTTTGCATTCCATGCTTCTTCGTATAGGCGCATCTCCCAATCAGGTATATGGCCTTCCTCATCTAACCTGCGTATGGTTTTCATCAACGCTTGCAGAACCTTGTTTCTGCTTTGCCATACGGTCCACAATTGCCACTCCGTGACGGTGTACACCTGTGGTGTAAGCTCAAGGAGCCTTGGCGCATCCTCAAACCACTCAGTCAAATTTACTTCCGTTCTTGTTTCATCTGTCATCTTTCTTTCTTCCTCCATGTAGGCTATACCCTACGGTGCAAGCGAGAGCGGGTCTAGATATAAACCCATCGAAGGCATGAGTTACCCCATACGCTTCCCTCCTCCGCTGACCCCATTGGACCGCCATAGGGGTACATAGGGGGGTGTGCTTATAATATATACCTCTACATGCTTAAAATTTCAATAAAAAAAAAGGGACCAGCCATCCCCCGAAGGGAATGACTGGCCCGTTACGGTCCTAGTCTAGCTAGTCTGGGTTACTCGTTGGCTTACCTAATTTATCCTTGGCTCTGTGTTAAACTCCAATGTTATTATGTAATCGTCACTGTCGTCTTCATCTACGATTGCTATGGTCGCCCTGTCAGAGCAGAGAAGGAATAGCTGACGCGCAGTTATCTGTGGTAGCAGAGTGCTGATTAGAACCATCCTTACTCCTACGGTAGGCACACTGTTTCCGTTATGCACCTTCTCAGTATTACTGAAATCATGACCCCTGAATCTCAGGGTAGTATGAATTACGCCGGGATTAATGCCTTCCGTCTTGGGCCATCTAATACTGGCCTTATCGTTGTCTCTCATTGTTATCACCTCCTTGGTTGAGAAATGCCCCGCCCCTTGCTAGGGGGCGAGGACTTGGGCTATCGTCATTATACACGTTGCTTACTGAGGTGTGTCACTCCTCCTCCTCGATGTCAGATACCAGATGTACATCTAGTAGCTTGCCACATGAAGCACAATACACTGTACTCCAAACAGACAAGTCCTCTATACCCATGTTGCATAAAAATGCGTCATAAGCTTCAAGGAATTCTTCAACCCACTGAGGGCCACCGCATCCTTCGTGAAGGACGCTGGTAGGCATCTCAGTAGCGAAGTACCTTCCAGATTCACCGGGTTTGCTTCCATCTTGGTATCTAGGTTTCCATACCACGTTATCACCTCCTACTAGAACCCCAAAGGGTTGCTGGGGTTCACTCAAAGGTTTTGATCGTTATATAAATCACGACTTCGGCTTTATGTCGAAGCTAACGATTACATCACCGGTAGTATGTATATCGCTCAAGTTGATTGTGTTATGCAAACACATACCTTCCTCAAGCATATCCAACCTTGCCTTAATCAGGGCGTCTATTTCTGCCATGAGCATAGGCTGGGACTTACCAGCAATTGGAATCCTAAATTCTTCTGTTCTATTCATAGGTTCACCTCCTGTTGTTGCCCCGTGGATTGCTAATCCTCCGAGGACTTGGGCTTCCTTGATTATGCGCCACGTTGATTCGTCGGGAGTGGAATTCCCCACTGACTATTGGACCACCTAAAGGTCTAGGTCATCGGGAGCCCAGATAATGGGCATCCCGGCCTTGACCGCCTTGGTAAAAGCTACACGTGTGGCCTCGGCCTTAGTGTTGCCCCACCCATAGTGTAGGTGCCTCCACTGGGTACCATAGACTATTTGACAAGTCCAATGGTGCGTACCGGGATGCTCCTTATCGCTAGGGTGCCATGTTGGTGATGGACCGCCACTAGGCCAACAAGCGCAAAAGGTGCGCCAGTCCGGGTCCGGAAACCCGTCCTCTGTTAGGCCCTCGCCAACGGTCCAGTCAGTCAGAATAGGTTCTGTTGGTTCTTCAGTCATATTCTTACCTCCTATTGTGGGGGGGCGCCGATGCTCTGGCGTTAGGCTCCGAGCCTACCCCCCCGGTGTTAGGATAACGGGCTGTGTTCCTCGGCAGGGCCACCCATTTGCATGAGCCGTGCGTCATTGGTAAGGGGCTAAGATACTAATCCTACAGTATCTCAGCATCTACGTTGAGCAGTCCTAGACACTCAAGAGCTTCCAGTATTGACTGGTAATACTCATCGAACAAGTCTATTCCGGACTGCTCTAGCAAATCATCCTTAGAGAAAGTTATCTCCGCAGTGATGCTTACGCAGTAGGTCAGTGAATCATTGTTGTATGACATCTTGTTACCTCCTTGAATTTGCCTGTGCTTAACGTCAGTTAGTAGGCAGGTCTATGCCCTGTGACGGTGATACTATTTCGGTCCTGTCGCTCCCGATTGGTGTCTACAAGTCTGCACACTTTGGCCAGACTCTCCGCTTTCGGGGACTAGGTAACTAGGGGGGCTTTTTACCACTTGACCGGCCCCTAGACCTTTTTGGTGTGATTTTCACACCGATACGCCCGGTAGTTGTTTTTTCCGAACCGTAGATTGTACCAAACTACGACTATACATTCTACCCATACTATATATAGTCTTCGCCAAACCCCTATACATGCACGTATGCCGTGTCGCCTAGCACCACACGAAATTTTTAACAAAATTTTTGAAAAAAATGTTTTATATTCTTTTCCACTGGCGTATCATCTGAGTCTTCTGCCACATATGCCGTTCTTCTACGGGGAGCTTTCGCACGTACCTGAACACGCTGCTCGGTGACATCTGGGTCCAGCGGTCGGGAACGTCACGGTTCACACGGTCGCAGACCTCGTTGGTCTGTCGCCACTCATCGAAGTAACCATTCTCGTACATGCTCTTTAGTAAGTACCTGTACAAATCCTTTCGCTTCATAGGCCCTGCCATCAAAATCCTCTCCTGTTTATCACTCTACCACCAATACCGCTTCTTTCTCTATTCAAGCCTTTAGTTGTTCCACCAAGCCATTGCCCGCCTTTCATTGTACCCATAACCACAGGGACATCTTGATTCTTGTAAGTAAATTGGTCTATGGCATGAGCAAACGCCATGACCGTATCGTTGTGTCTACCCAAGTCCACAATCAAACCGTCACGCCAAGCATGAGTCTTTAGCTCATCAAGAATAAGCTCTACCATTCTTCTAGTCTCATCGTTGCCATAGGGAAAGCAAATAAGCTCTCTTTCAAACCAGACTCTAAGCCGATTCATCAAACCCTGTTTCAAGGTTCTGTTACCTACCTTACTAGGACGATAATCTACAACCGCACCCTTCTGCTCGATAAGACTCTTGTACATCTGTTGGAAACCTACGTCCTCCGCCGCCACTGGCGCATTACCATAACGCTTGGCCCACTCTATCAACATATCAGTCTGCTTTGCTGGCGGAAAATCATTCCTCCTCCACATATTTACAAAGTGTACAAAGCCTTCTGGGTCCTGTCTAAGAACAATCATCACACTAAAATCCTTACCTAGACCATGCGACGGGTCAAACCCTATTACATACTTGTTGTTGGGAATCTTTTCGCCCTGTAAAATTATATCTAAGTCCAGATTCTTACGCACTAGATTCTGAGGAAACACCGAGGAGTCATCATCAACCACTCGACATAAGTACTCTTGTGCAAACTCTAGCTCGCCTACGGCATCTTTTTGCTCTAGTAAAAACTTGATACTCCTGTACTCAGGCCACAAAGCCTTCGGTTCTACCTCACCATCACTAGATTTGTATTCGTCGTAATTAGGAATGGCACCCCAAGACCCACTTTTCCAAGAATTGTTTAGTAACATCTCGGTGTGGTACAGGTCAGTCATAGACATAGGTGTACCGACTACATAGAAAGAAGACCCCGGACTAAGCATCGGTGTGATAGCTTTTCGGAACCACTGTTGTAAAGTACGTGGATTCATCTCATCGCTATCTACAAGAACGTCATCGAATGCCACACATGCCGGATGCTCACCACGTATAGCAGAACCAACCGATGTAGCCATAATCCAAGCACCGTTTGTAAAGTGAATCTCAGTCTTGTTGCCCTTCTTGGGGTCAAGATACCTAGACAACTGAGGATGCGACTTCATATCCTCACGAATCTCCTGTAGCCTTCTGATAGCCGTATCTTTACTATCAGAAAACAACCAACATGTAAAGGGCTTACC